TCTAACAGCTATGAAATTCCATTGTGGACAATCTAGTTTTCCCCATCCTAAGTTTTTGATTAATTTTTGCATTTGTTTTTTTCTCCGATTCGTTGATTAGCTCTCGCTTAATCTCTATATACCCTATAGTACCATGTCATAACTAAGAATGCAATAAGATTTTGATTTATTTTTGAAATGTTTTTTCAATTAAATAACCTATAAACCCTCAAATACAGTGCTAGACTAGCTTTCAAGAGATTATATAGTTGTGGTATGATGTATTAAATATATTTAATCTACAGCTTTTCTTGAAATTTTGCTTTTTCGATTTTTGTTAAGTTCTCAGCGATTGACTTTATCTTGTAGTTCTTGGCTTTTAATAGGTTTAGTTCTGCCTTTTTAGAGTTCCACTCATCCAACTGCTTCACCAAGTCTTTTATTTTTTTCTCTTGATCTCTCGTTGTCTTTAATAATTTGTCGATAAATTCACGATTGCATTTAATCGTTCTTTCCAAATGCTTGATTCTATTCTCTTGCTCTTCTGACATGGTTCTATTTTAGTTTAGTTTGGTTATTTTGGGGGATTGTTTAATCCTCGCTCGAAAGGAAAGAAGTAATTACAACGTAGCTACATAATCAGATTGAAAACGCTATAGTGGACTATAGAGTCAAAATAATATAGAGTTATCTTAAGTAAAGTGCTGATTGTAGAGCCATTATAGCACTTGATTCAGATAACACGCAAAAAAACATATAAACTACTGCGAAATATCAACATAAAATATCACTTAGTTTTAAATGCTTTATAACCAACGATTCAAAAAGCTATGAGTATTTACTAGGATTAGGGTAAATTCATTGTACCAGTAGCCGTATAACTGCCTTAGCGTTACAGTTCTGGAGTTATTTCAAAATTCCCAGCTTCCTATTCGCGGCATACAAAAGATAGCCGATAAAAAATGATAAGAGATAGCCGATTAAAAACACAACAATAGACAGCCGATAATGAGCTAGTTAATAGAAAAATAGCCTATTGCTTTAGACGGGGTCGGGGGTGTACAGTGTCCAGCTTCCTAACCATCTTTAATCCCCACATACCAGAATCTCAAAATTTCAAAATCAAAGACCTTAACCAAGCAATCAATCAAAAAGCTTCACGAAACCCCTTAAATTTCATCAAGGTTAAACAAAAACCATATCAAAGCCATAATCATCCCAAAACAGAAAACAAATCAATTTAAAACGATTTAAACGGGCAATAAATAAACACATAGAAATCCATGTGATTGAACCAAAAAAAGAGCTATAATCTCTGTATGATGGAGTGGATGGAAAAAATACTTTTTAGAATATCTATATTTACGGCTTTATTGATTTACACTATACTTTTTCTGGGAATATTTGCTTTTGTTATTGATTGTTGGTTAAGCAAAGGGTAGGGATAATTTGTCCCCTCCCTTTATTAAACTGAAAGACTAGAGTATTCAACGCAGGCTAGTGAGAGTTAGAAGTATAAAGTTCCGCCGAGCGGTGGTATATTGTAATTACGGATGGAAAAGATTGAGAAACTAGAAGAGCTTAAGATCGGTGCATTGTATGTGGTGCGAATTGATAGCCCTATTGGTGAAGGGTTATATATGGAGTATGATGATTTAAAGTTTAATGGTGTAGAAGATGAACAGCTTAGTTTTACGGATCAGCGTGTTTATGAAAGTTCACCATTTTATGGCAAGCCAATGTTTATAAAGGCTTCTAATTTTGAGACTGGGGAGCTTTATTCTTTCAGTATTTACGAGCAAGTATGAGCGAATCTAAGGATTTTTTCAAGGATAAGGGTTTCAGCATTCAAGCTGAAAGGTTAGAGTTATACGAAGGATTAAAGCGTTTAGAGGATGCAGCAGAGGAATTAGACCCAGTGAGTGCGGCTAAGGTGTTATTGGATGCTAAGGGTTCAAGGATAAAGTTATTGAATGATATGCAGAATTCGATTTATGCAGAGGAGAAGATTGAAATTGCTATAGAGGCTACACGTAAGCAGGCAGATAATAGCGGGGTTAAGTTTTTTGTGCCAACGTTTAGAGAGGTTAAGGATGAGCATGGTAGGATACGTTTAGTTCCAACGGAGGCAAAGACTGAGGGGATGAAATTGATTGAGTGATGAATTTTCTAAAGTTAATAATTGGCGTGAAATTGCGGCAAATCCTGAACATCCATTGCATTATCAGAATGTTTACGATGCAAGTGAGTATGTAGCTCCAGTTGAAACATTTGATAGTAAGGTAACTGCTCAAGAGTGCAATGAGATTTTAAGTAATCTTTGGGGGAAATTTGAGCCAACATTTTATCAATTTGAATGGTTTAAGTTTTTTAATCAGCGTGATGATAAAGGGCGGTTAAAGAAGCATTTAGATGGGATCGCTATAGTTCATAGGCGTGCAGGGAAGAGTACGGCTATCCCATTATGTATTGCATTGCCTCGAATGTTAGAGGATAGAGGGTTATATATTCATGCTTTCCCGAGTTTAACGCAAGCAAGGGCAGCAATATGGAATGGTTTAGGGAGGGTAACACGTGATCCTGATGAACAAGCGATACCTTACTTGGAGTTATTCCCTAAAAAGCTTTGGAAGCGTAAAGATAACCATGCGATGACTTTAGAGTTAGTTAATGGTTCGGTTTATCGTTTAGTTGGGGTAGTTGGTGCAGATGGAACAGCTAACCATTTAAGGGGTTTAAACCCGATTGGGGTTATATGCGATGAGTATCCTGAATGGCGAAGTGGGGTTTTTGAAGAGATTTTTTCTCCAATTCTTGCACAGAATGGAGGGTTTAGCTTTAAGGTTGGTACTCCTAAAGGTGAAAATCATGCACATAGGGATTATATGTATAACCTTGAGCATGAATCTGATAAAAAGCGTGCTTGGTTATATGGAATTGAGGATACTTATTACAACGATGGCGACCCTGTAATAACTAAAGAGTATGTTGATGAATTAATCGCTAAAGGCATGGATCCTGAAACAGCAATGCAAGAATTTTATTGTTCTTTCAAGGCAAGTGCTAGCGGTTCTTACTTTAAACATCAAATGCACGCTATAGATGAGGAAGGCAGGATAACGCATGTACCGCATAATTCAAATTTGCAGACTTTTGCAAGTTTAGATTTAGCGGAGGGCGAGGATTTGATGACTGCTGTAATACATCAACATCCTGATAAGAATACGATACATATTGTTGATAATTTTGTTTCTAAGGATATGGCAAGTGGGCAGTTTACGGACATGATACGCAATAAATATATGATTGATGTATGGTTTTTGCCGTGGGACGCAAGAAAGCGTCAAGATAAAATAGATAAATTGCAATCAAGGGCGGAGACGTTGAAGAAGCAAAAGGGTTTAAAAATTGTCGTTATCCCGAAAACGAATGATTTAGCAGGGAATATTGAATGGGTTCAAGAAGTTTTAGCTTATTGTTTTTTTGATAAAGAAAGATGCCGCAGATTAATCAATGATTTACGGAATTACAAGCGGAAGAAAAATGCAGAGGGAGTTTTTACTAAAGTTCCAGTACATGATAAACATTCGCATAACGCTGATGCAATGCGTTGTATGGCAAGTGCCTTTAAATTAGATAAAATTCCAGTTTATTCTTTACAGAGGGGTAAAAAAATGATTGAGTTACCAAGCTTTGCAAAGTATAAACGTAGTGTAAAATAAAGAGCATGGTATCTGGTGGTTTTCCTAAAGATTTAAAAGAAGAAGAAACTGCCGCTTTTGCATTGCGTAAAGCGAATAAGCAGGCTTTAAAGCAGCTTTCTTTATTAGCAGAAAGAAAAACGATAAGCGATTTTGATACAAATATTCCATTGACACCGCTTGAACAAGCAAAGCAAGATGAAATTAATAAATTTGGTGGGGGTTTAATCCTGCCTAAAGGTAAAAAGAATGAACGAAAAATTATTTAAAGCTTTTAGTGATTGTGCCGCAGATCGTTCTAACTATGATAATGAATGGCGTGCAATATCTGAACATTTAAGCCCTGAGTCTAGGGGGTTTAATACTACTTCATCCGATGGATTTGTAGATCAAACTAAGATTTTAGATTCGACTCCAGAAAGGGCAGCCGAAGATTTAAGCAGTGCTTTAGTATCCATGCTGGCAACGGAAAGCAAAAAATGGGGAAGCTTAAACATTGAAGGGTTTAGCGAGGAAGACGATTTTGAATTAAGTAAAAATTTGCAGATTGGTACTAATTTAGTCTTGCAGCATTTAAGCCGCAGCAAAGCAAATTTTTATACAACATTTGGCGATATTGCTGATGATTTAATTTTATATGGTCAAGGTTATGGCTATATGCACTCAACGATTGAGGGCAAATCTAGCTATGTTCGCTTTTGCCGTTTACCACCGCAAGACTGTTACATTAAAAGAAATAGTTACGGGGATGTATTTTATTTCTTTAGGAAATATAAATTAGATTTAGATGTTTTGTTAGCTGAATTTGATAATTTAAGCAAAGCAGAATGCACGGATTATGAGAAGAGGCAGCTTAAAGAAAGTGGGAAAAAGGATATTGATGTACTTCATTCAATAATGAAAACTTCTTATGCTAAGGCTTTAGGGTGCAAGATAGATACAAGTAAACCTTACGTGTCTTGTTATTTTATTTACGATACGAAAATTAAGATATGGGAAGATGGCTATTCTCAATTCCCGATACTCGCTCCATCCTGGAAGCGTAAAGCAGGTTCTTCTTATGGGCGTGGTCCAGGACATAAAGCTTTGCCTGATATTAAAGTTTTAAATAACATGATTGAGTCTAACTTAGGTGCAGCAGAGGCGATGGTTACGCCGCCAATGGCAGTGCCTTATGATTTATTGGTCGATACTGGGAAGGCTTTAGACTTAAGCCCAAAAGCGATGACTTATTTATCAATGCAAGAGGCTTCTTTAGCAACAGGGATTATTAAGCCTGAGCCTTTAGTTACAGTGGCGAATTTACCAGTTAGTTTAGAGATGGAAGATCGCAGGCGTAACGGAATTGCACAAAGCTTCTTTTCTGATTTATTAGTTGATTTTAAAAATGCTGAAATGTCCGCAACTGAAACAAGTATGCGTGAAAATTCAAGGGTAAGAAAATTAACAAATTATATATTACGCATTCAAGATGAGTTTTTAGCTCCTGCGTTTTTATTTGTTTTTAATCAGCTTAAAGAATGGAAGATGATAGATTTTCCTGATGATATGGAATTAAAGGTTGATTTTACAAGTGCTTTATATGAAGCTTCAAACGCTCAATCAATTACTTTACTTGAAAGAGCATTAATAACTTTAGCGAATACTAAATCTATAGACCCATCTGTATTAGAAGCGATTAAAGAAGAGAAGTTTATACAATATGTATTTAAGAAAATTGGTGCTGATTTAAGCGTGTTAAAATCACCAGCAGAACTAGAAGAAGCAAAAGCACGCAGGGAAGAGACCGCACAAGTAGCGAATATGCAAGGTGCAGCAGGAGCAGCAAAAGATTTAAGCCAAGCAGTAGCTTTACAACAAGGGGTAATATGATAAAGTCAATAAGCCGTTATGTGGCTACACTATTTAAAGATAAAGATGATTATAAGAAAAGGGTTAAGCAGGCTTATGAAAGTATTCCCGCCGAAACATGGGATTTAATTATTTCAGATTTAATGCTTTACGCTGAATTTAATAAACCTTGTTGGGATGAAAAATTTACCCCTTTTATTGAAGGAAAAAGAGCAGTAGTATTAAGGCTTTTAGCGAATAAAGAATTAACGGAAAAAGATTTTTTAGCAAATTTAGGAGAATATTAAAATGAACGAAGAAGCACCAGCATTTAATTTTAGCGAGTTTAAAACTCAATATTTGGGGAATATTCAAGACCCTACCGAAAGGGAAACATTCCAAAAGAATTTAGAGCCGATAAAGGATGTTCAAGGTTTAGTTACGAGTTATGTTCATGCACAAAAAGCAGTAGGCTCTAAAGTAAATTTACCTAATGAAAAATCAGCTCCAGAGGAATGGGATAAATTATTTAATCGTTTAGGCAGACCTGAAAACCCAGATGGCTATGAGGTTGAAACCCCTGATTATAAGTTTGACGATAATGTTTTAAAAGAAATTAAAAAGGCAGCTCACGAGGCAGGCTTAACTAAGACTCAAGCAAATAAGGTTATCGGCTCTATCGCTAAGATGTCTAGGGAAGCAATGGAAACTTTAGAATCTTCTAAAGCGGCACAGTTAGAAGCAGTTAAGGCAGAGCGTAGCAAATGGGAAGATTTATCAACAACTGAAACAAAAGTTGATTTGTTTTTAAAGCAAAATACCAAAAATGTAGAAGATTACGAAAAGCTTAAGGCTTTAATCGATACTGATAATAATTTGTTTAAATTTGTGAAGGATGTAGCTTTAACGAACACGCCTAAAGATATCGGGCAAACTCAAGCGAATTTATCAGCCAAAGAAACACCTGAACAGGTAGCAGGTAGAATATTAAGCGATAGAAATAATTTTAATGATTACTATACTAATGGCGGGCGTAATTTACCTGAAAGCGTAAGAAGGGAATTGCAAGAAGCGATTAATAAATCAAATCCTAAAGAAATTGCTAAATACATAAGAAAATAAAGAAATTTTGAATCTTTATTAAAAATAGTGTAATATATAATTAATTCTCAATGAATCCGCTAGCGGGTAGTTCATTGTTTAAGAATCCGTGTTACGGGTAGTTCTTGTTAGAAGAAATTAGTTATACGTTACTCTTTTGAGTAACACAAATTTAATAGAGGTAAATAATGGTTTATTCAGTTGATCAAAACTGGATTAATACATACGAGGCAAATTTACATATTTTGTCTCAGCAAATGGACTCAGTATTTGAGGGCATTGTTAAAAAAGGTGATATTAATTCAGAATTTAAATTTTTCCCACGTATCGGCTCGATTTCGATGTCCGCAAACACTACACCAAATCAAACAACTTCATACTCTGATGTTGCACACAGTATGCGTTCAGTTGATTTTACGCAATATGATGTAGCTCTTTATGTTGATAAAAAGCTTGATGTTGCAAGAATGCTAACTGATCCGACAAGCTCTTATGTCAAGTTAGGTGTTGCAGCTTGGAAGCGTAAGATTGATGAGGTTTGTATCGCAGCCGCTTTAGGTACTGCTTACGATGGTAAAACGAGAGGTACTTCTACGACATTCCCTACAGCTACTAGAACTATCGATGTTAATTACATTGATGGTAACCCAGTAGGTGCAGGCAATGGTACTGGTACTTGGACTAACAGAGCTCAATCTGGTTTTACTTTAGCTAAAATCTTAAAAGCAAGAGAATTAACTTTAGCTTCTTTCGGTTTAGAGGCAGGCGATAGACTTAATTGTGTTATCGGTCCAGCAGAAGAAACTGAGTTAATGGGTATTGCTGAATTTAAGAACAGAGACTTTAGCGAAGCTAGACCTTATGATAAACAAATGATTTACATGCCTTACATTGGCACATGGTTAGGTATTGACTTCTATAGATCAGTTCTTTTAACAGAGACTGACCCAGCGAGTGCAAGTAACCACTATAGATCATGTCTAATGTTCCCTACAAGTGGTCTAGGTGCTTACATTGGTAACAATTTAGAAGTTGATATTCGTCCAAACCCTGAAAGAAGAATGGTTCCGACTATTTATATTTCTGGTGGTATTGGTGCGGTCCGTATTGAAGAAGTTAAAATGGTTGAAATTAGAACTTCTAGTGGTATTACTGACGCTTCTTAATGTATAATTAAGTAATTCTTTCATCATAAACCTTAAACCCTCGGCATAAACTCCGAGGGTTTTTTTTACCATTTATAACCCTATAGTCCACTATAGGGTTTAATAAGTCTATAGTCCACTATAGAGTTTAAGGGTATAATGTAAATATGCTAGTAAACAGGCTTAATGTATTTAATTTAGCTTTAATGCAGTTAGGCAAAGACCCCGTGGTTGATGTTAATAGCCATACTGTTGAGTTAGCAAAGTTAAGGGCGGTTGAGCAAATGGCTTTAGAGTCTTTACTTCAATCTCATAGATGGGATTTTGCTATACAGAAACAGGAATTAACTTTTATTCAAGATTTACTAAATGAGGAATTTATTAAGCTTTATTCAATCCCTAATGATTGCATAGAGATATGGAGAGTTTACGATATTGAAGGTGAAAACTTAGATTATTCAAAGGATAGCCGAGGATTAGCGGCAAGTTCAAATAGGGTTTTTATTGAGTATACTTTCTTGCAAACTGATTATGGAAAATATGATGCAACATTTTGCGAAGCTTTAGCAATGCGAATAGCGGCTTTAGCAGCTCCATCAGTGCAGCATTCAGATTCTAAGACTGATTATATTTCAAGTACAGGGCAGAAAAAGCAGGCAGTAGCAGCAAGTAAAGCAGTAGGTAGAAGCCAGAGGAACTGGGAACAAAACACTACTTGGTTAAGAGGGAGGAATAATTATTAATGCCTCGAATTTCAATTAATCAAACTAATTTCACTCAAGGTCAAATTTCTAAGCACTTTGCAGGGCGTTATGATTCAGAAGAGTATTTAGAGGGGGCTTTAGAATTAACTAATGTAATAGTTAGACCCGAAGGCGGAGCCGTTAGAAGACCAGGAACGAAGCTTATTTATAACGGTGTCATTGGTTCCAAGGGTATAGGCTTTCAGATAGATGGTGGCTCAGCCGCTAAAATACTCTTTCAGCCAAATAATACTATCGTAATTATTGACCCGATTGGCGGAACTCAAACTCTATCGGAGACAGGCTTGGGCGTTAATATTCATTACATGGATTATGCGAAGGTTAGAAGCTCTTTAATTATTGTTCATCGTTCATTTGCTCCAAAAGAATTAAAGCGTGCAAATAATGGCATGTGGAGTATTGGAAATTGGGTTTTTAAAGATGGGCCATGGGAGGAATTAAATTTAAACCCTCAATACAAGTTTAGACCAGTGGCAGATGATGCGACTAATTGGGAGCCAGTACCATCTAGCGGAGGCGGATTTATTGGCACGGGAAATTTAAAAATCGTAAATAAAAATGATAATCCCGTGAACTGGATTGGCACATCGGGAGCTTTATTTGATGCTTTTAGTGCAGGAAGAAAAATAAGATTTAGGCAAATAAACACAAGCCCAGCAGAGGAAAAATGGGCGGTATTTACAATTAATTCTAAAAATACAACAGACGTAAATGTAACAGTAGACCCCGAATACCCCTTTTTGAATGCAGGAGTTAATCATCAATCTAAAAATTGGCGGTTAAGTGCGTGGTATGCAGGCAATTACCCTGAAAAAGTTTGCTTGCATCAAGATAGATTATGGTTTTTCCGTGATGGTTGGAGATGGGCGACAATGGGAAGTAATTTAGATACCTTTAGCCCTTCTATACCAAGCTTAAATGATGACACTTATCAAGTTACTAATGATTCAGCAGTTTCAATAGAAGGTATCTCGGCTAATTCAGAAAGTCCTAAATGGGCGGTAAGTTATCAAGCTTTACACACTGGCACGGATGGAGGCGGGCAAATTATTCAAGGGCAAAGCACTTATGCGGCGATTACTCCAAGCACTGTTAGTATTGCTAGTCAGCATGGCTTACCCGTTGGTGAAGTTAAACCCGTTTTAGGCAGATATTTATATTTCACTGATAGCTCGCAGAGGCGTATTTTTAGGCTTGAATATCAATATATTTACAATGCTTTTTTACCGATTGAAGTTACTGCTAATCAACATGACTTATTTGATATTGGAATTAAGGATATGGAGTTTATTAATTATCCTTGGAAAATGTTATGGGTAGTTTTAGAGGATGGTTCTATTGCAGTTGGAACAATGGACGATAAAGAAGAGAATTTTGCGTGGTCTAAAATTGTTTTGGCAAATGATAATAAAGCAAGATATATTTTTTCAACACTAGAAGATTGGGCTTTCCCTGCAAAGCAAAAAGTTTATATAGTGGACGCTAGCGGAGATATAATTCAGTTCGGTGATATTGAGACAAGGAAAGCTGATAGCCTAACGACATTTATTTATACTGGTTCGCTTCCGTACACTTCTGGTGTAGTGTATGACACGGAAGAGTTTTTGTTAGATTATTTAACCGAATATTCTCAAGGGGGGCATTTTAATCTTGCTACATTGCTTTCAAATCAAGCATTGGTAGTTAAAACAACTTATGCAAATTATTTAACTAAATCTGAGACTATAACACCAGCGAATGATTACCAAGTAGGGGCGAGCTTTTATGCTTCTATGAGATTAAAGCCAGTAGATTATATTCAGTCTCAAACGTCAAATAAAAAAGATTTAAAATCATTTCAGCGAATATTCTTCAATCTAGTAGATTCAGGCGAATTTCAAATAGCAGAAGAAAATACTATTGTTGAGGGGGCTTTAGTATGGAAAGATGTTAAGTTTTGGGATGCAAACAGTAATATAACTACTCCACCTGCTTTATTTACAGGAGAAAAAGAAATAGATTATGGCTCAACTCAAACATTTAAGCCGACTCTATTAATTAAGCAAACCAAAAATGTACCATTTCAAATAAATTCAGTAAGCTATGACATTAACATTAACGAGATCAAGTAATAAATTAGACCAGATAGGTGATACTTACGTCCAAGATAGGCTAAGAGAGCGTGGCGTAGAGACTTTAGCTTTAGAGGATGGAGATAAATTATTAGCTATAGCTACTATTTATTCAGATTTTACATGCGATTTTATTTTATTAGAGGAATTATCAAACTTAGGTAAGCTTAAATTTCTTAGAGAAATTAAAAAAAGCTTGAGAGGGATTCAAGAAACGTTAATTGCTTTTTGTAAAAAAGAAGGAATTAAGGAAAATCGTTTATTAGAATGGCTTGGATTTAACCACGCAGGGGAAATTCACGAGTATAATGGGTATATATGTCAGCACAAGCAGCAATAGCAGCAGGTCAAGCAGCCGTAGATATAGCTAAGGGTATTTTTGGGGCGATTGCCGCAAAAAGAAGAGCTAACTATTTAGTTAAACAGCTTCAAGAGCAAGATAAAATGATTTCAATTCAATGGAACAGGAAGGCTACAGATGAAGCGACTAAAGTAATTGGTACTTTAGGAGATAGAGGGATAGGCTTTTCAGGTTCTTCTTTAGATTTAGTTTTAGATACAAGTTTTGATGTTTTACTTCAAAAACAAGCACAAAAAAGGCAGATTAAAGCAGAGATTGCAAAAACTCAAATGACGGGAAGCGAACAAGCTCTAGCTTCTTTAGGTAAAGGTTTTGGGGATGCGACTGGTACTTATGCTGAATATGCCGTTAAAAATGGTGGAACGACAAAAGCACAGCCAGCCACAGAAGGAAAGACACTATAATGGGATACGCATTTTTTGGTGGAGTAGCGGAAGGTTTACAGCCAAGTTTAAACAAAATAGAACAAATCGTAGATCAAAGGGTTGAAACAGAAAACAATATCGAAGCTGTTAAACAGTTTAATGATTTCAGCGTATCTTACGAGCAAGGCTCAATTAAAGACCAAGAAACTTACAATTATGATGGCACTTACACCGAAGCTCAAAAAGTAAAATATAACACTTTAAAAACTGCTTTTTTAAATAATATTAAAAATAAAAATACAAGATTAAAATTCGAAACCCTCGCAGCAAGAGCAGAAGGAGATTATTTAAGTAAAGCGGCTCAATGGGAGGCAGGGGTTAGGCAACTTAAAACCAAGTCAGATGCTTTAGACAATGAAGCGGTATCAAGTGGTTTTATTTTTAATGCTTCAAATACTGGTACATTGCAAGATGGGCAAGTTGAGCTAAATAAACAATGGGAGAATTTAAAAGTCTCACTAGATGGGTTATCAGCAGAAGATCGCATAAGAACTGAACCAGTAATGAAAGACAGGCTAGGGCAGGCTTTTATTAGCGGTGCAGAAAAGAAAATTTTAAAAGATTTTGCAGAGGCAAGAGGCTTTATGACCGAAGCCGAAGCGATGAAGCAGCTTGATGAATTATCAACATTTATAAGAACGCAGCCTTTAGGTTTAGCTCCAGAATCAGTATCAAAATGGCTTAACCATATAGAAGATTTACAAAATACGCAGTTAAATAAGCTTGGAGATTTAGCTAAAGCCGCAGTGAAGCAAGAGCAGGAAGGCTATTTAAAGCAGCTCCAAAGCGGGGATATTTCAAGAGACATACAACAAGAAGAAAGATTTAAAGCTTATGCAAAAAGCGAAGATGAATTAAATGATTTAACTAAAACGTTTGACCTAGCAGGGAAAGCAAGCGAGGCGGCTATCGCTTTAAAGCAAGGTGGTAATTTAGCTTTTGTTCAAGATAGTTTAGTTGAGCTTAGAGAGCAGCAAGCAACAGCGAATGAAGAAGGGCGTTTTGATGATGCTCAAAGAATTACAGAGCAGATAGCTTTTATGGAGAAAGCTTCAAGTGAATCAATGAAAGCGATTTTAAAAGACCCAGCAGGGGAAGCGGTTAAAGCAGATAGCTACATTAAACAGCTTAAAGATTCAGGGGATAGAGCAGGCTATTACGATGCAGTTAATCAAAAGTTTTCTAGTCTTGTTGGTAGAACTCAAGTTAGTCCGCTTACTGATGTAGAAACGCAGGCTATCGTTAAAACTTTATTAAGTGGTTCATCCGATGAGATCGGGGCAGTAATTAAAGCTTTAGAAGATTGGGATTTTCCTTCAAGATCATTAGCTGGAACAAGCAGTACGCCGATGGATATTGCTATCAGTAAGATTAGTGCTGAAATGGTTAAGGATAAAAACCAGATAGAAGGTAAAACGAAACTTAATCAGGCATTGGCTTTGTTGTGGTATGGCGATGACAGTAAAATAAGAGCGAACTTAATAGAATATATTAAAACTCCAGCCGATACAGTGGCAGGAATAACAGATAGTAAGATCAATGAAGAGACTGAAAAGCAGTTAGGGAAATACTTTAAAGGCTTTCAAACTCAATCTAATTTAGCAGGTGGCAGAACTAATTTTATTGCAGCGAATAGGGGGATTATCAGGGATTTAGCTAAACGAATAGCGGCTAAAGATGGTATTACAACAGGAACTAAAAACGAAAGCCAGTTAGTAAACCGTGCTATTGAATTAACGATAGGGCGTAAATATGCCACTCAAGACAAGGGAGGTAATCCAGTAGCGGTATCTAAAAGCTTTGCAACGCCTGAATACCTTAAATTTTTAGGTGATAAAAATATACATGCTGAGGCAGCTTTAGATCAGTTATATGGTGCTGATGCTAAGCGTGGTAATTTATGGGAGGCGGTAAGCGGGCAGGCTCAAGGTAGTGATATGGTAGCTCCTTTTGCTAAAACGATTAAGGATAAAGCTTTAGAAGAAGTCCGTTTAGAAGCCACAAAACAGGGAATAAAAACAGATGGCGTAGATTTAGAAAAGCTTGGAGTTAAAAATTTTACAAGCGATAAGACAATGCAAAATACAGGCTTTCTTAAAGAGCTTGAAAATGCTCCATTATTTAAGGGAACAGCAAAGCAATCTAAAGCAGGGTGGGATTTTAAGCAGTTTTCAGGTGGTTATGGTTCAGCAGTACCAGAGGGAACAGTATTAACCGAAGAACAAGCAAGCGAGCTTTTTTCAAAAGATATTAAGCGATTTGAAAAAGAAGCGAATCGCATTCAAAAAAGAAGGCTTGATATAACAGGGAAGGGAATGAGTCCGAAACAATATGATGCTTTAGTCTCAGCACTGTATAATCTTGGTACAGACCCGAAAGCTACAAGATCATTAAGAACAGCAATAGAGCAGGGCAGGGATAAAGAAGCCTCTCAAAATTTTCTTTTATATAATAAAGCAGGTGGGAACGAAGATACAGGGCTTATCGCACGCAGGGAAAAAGAATCAAGGTTATATGCAGAAGGCACGGCAGAATTAAATGCAGTAGTCTCTTTAACTCCAGAGCAAGAGAAATTAGTAGCGATTAGGGAAGAAGTTTTAAATCGTAAATATAAAGCTGAAATTAAGCAAAATGGAGTATTTAAGCCAGTAGGGAACACGGGTACAGCGAGGCTTTACGTTAAGTATAATATTGAGGGTATGCCACCTAAATTAATGCCTTTAATAACAGGCAGGCAAGGGGCAATAGCTAAATATTTAGATGTTCGCTTTGATGAGGTTAATAAATACATACCAGTAAAAAAGGTATCAAGTGAAATTTCTCCTTATGGGGCAGCATTTAAAGGTTTCTAATGGTCGAGATTAACATACAGACATTTGATAATTTAGAGGTTCAAACTGACCCTGATTTATTCGCTTATGATGGCGGTTATGAAGCGGCAGAACGATTAGCTCAAGGTTTTCATGCAAATACGGCTACAGCATGGGGGCTTCAATCAATTACAGAAACAGCTTTAAGGGGAATGCAAGTTTTAGGGGCAGATGATAAATTACTTAGTGCAGATGAAGCCAATAAGGTTTATGGGGTAGAAGGAAAGTTATCTTTCAACAGCCCAATCCCTGAAAGCGTAGCAAGCTTAAGGTATAACAAGTACATTGACAATACGGCACGGGCAGAGATTTTAGATAGTGCGGCACGTGATAACAAAGGCTTAGAGTGGTTTTTACAGGGAAGCTTAGAAAACTTTGTACCAGCAGCTTTAGAGGCAGGTATATTAGGTTTTGGTGCAGCAGCAACAATAGGGAAAGCGAGTAAATTTATTTTAGCTTCTAACCGTCTTGCTAAATTAGCTCCAGCAGTTAATGCGGTAATTTTGAATCCGTTTACTTTGGGTGGCGGCATGACTACAGGAATAGTAAGGGGTGTAGTAGGTGAGGGGCTTTTAGAGCTAACAATTCAATCAGCAATCAGAGATCAAGCAGAACGTAACGGCTATGAGTATAACGATTTAATTGGTTTAGCAAGTATTGCACTTGGTGGTATTGGTGGCGGTGTCGCTGGTGGTTTTATTGGTGCTGGTGCGATTGACCGAATGCAGCCTTTATTTGATTTTCTTAATGGGGAAAAGGTTTTAAAAGATGTCGTTGAGGGCGGAGTAATTTCAGTTGATGCAGTAGCAGCTTCTACGGCTAAAATGATGGCAGATTTAGAGTTAGGTAAAGTTACTGACCCTGATATTATTAAAGCTATTTTAAGAGTTAATCAAGCAGAAACCACTAGGAGTTATTTATCGGGGTTAATTGATAATGGCGATTTTAGCGGAATTATCTCTAAGACAGAGTTTGAAGCATTAGATGATTTAGCCTTAGCTGAAAGAAGAGATGAATTAATTTTTAAAGCTTTTGTTAAAAAGAATAATATAAGCTCAGAAGTTTTTAATCGTTTAGAAGGCGTTGGGCAAAGGCTTAATGAGGTTCAAAAGCAGTTAGAACAGTTAGAATCGAGGCAAATATTAAGCCCTGATACTGATTTAAGTAAATCAATAGATGAATTAAGAGTACAAGAAGATGAGTTAATTAAAGCCCAAAATAGTGAATTTCTTAAGATAGTTGATAGAGCATTTTTGCAGGCTAAAGAACAGGGTTTTGATTTATCTAAAACTATAATTAGTGATTTTCGTTTAGTTAAAGGTACTGGTAAAGAAATTGTAGAAAGAAATTTTGATAATTCAGTTTATGACAGGATTTTTAAAGCTTTAACAGAAGGAAAATTAAACATTGAATCTTTTAAAAAGAATTTTGATGTTCCACCGAACAGCTCATTTTTAAGAGCTTATACTTCTAAAAATGGTTTACTAGAATTAGATCAGCTTATAGATGAAGCAATACAAGATAGTAATTTTGATCCGCTTACCGTAAGAGATGAGATTATTGATCTCTTTAAAGAAAATTCAGAAAGCCCTTTATCTTACTTTAAAAGAAAAGAAATAGAGCGTTTAAAAAATGTTTTAACTGATAATGTGATTCCAAGAGATAGCGAGATAGCTAAAGAGATTGATGATCTTATCCTTAAATTAGAAGATCCGAACATAAAGCCTAAAGAAGCTACACAAATTCAAGAGCGAATAGCGGAGCTTTCTGAAATGTATGTAGGTGAGGGTAAAGCAACTACAATTTTTAATAGTGTAGACGAAATGACATTAGATAATTACATGGATATGTATAAAGCTTTATCAGGGAAGATTAAAACTTTAAATCCTAACACTAAAGATTTTTTCAATTTAGATGTAGATACTCAAGCTGATATAGCTAATTTATTCAGATTAATTAATCCGAATACGAATGATTTTAAATTTAAGGGTTTATTGAATTTATCTGATGAGGAAATTCAAGCCGCTTATAATAAGCTTATTTTTGGAAAACAAAATTTAAAATCAATGACAATGGAAGAAGCTCAAGAGGCTTTAAAAACAAGTTTTAAAGAAACCGAGGGGGCGGCAGAGCTTGCGGCTTCTTTAACAAAAGAAACAGATGAGCTTAACGCAAGTTTAGAAAGTTTAAAAAACGCAGAAGATGCAGACTTAGAAACTTTACTTAAGAATGCTAATGTCTCAGAGGAAGAGCAAGCAAGAATTTTAAAAGAAGTCTCAGAAGACCCCGATTACCAAGCCTTAACCAAAGAAGAAGGTGAGGTAAAAGGATTAGTGGAAGGTTTAAACTGTTTAATGAGGGCTAAGTAATGAGTTTAGATAAATGTATTGCTGAAATAACTAAAGTCGGAAATATAACCGAAGATCAAGCAAGGCAAATGCTTGTAGATTTAGAGCGAAAGCTAGGAGAGTATAACGATTCAGAAGATTTGTATAAAGTTTTAAATGCAAAACTTGCTCAACAAGCAACTTCTAAAATGATTAAAAGAATGTCGTATATTGAAAATGCGATTAAAGCAAAGAAAGGGGCAGATTTTTTAAAGGCTTCAGGCGGTGGGAAAGGTAGATTTGCTTTTGATGTAGCGATTACAAATTTTATTAACAGGATAACAAATAGAAAGGATGTTATCGAAAAAGAATTTCACGCACTTGTTAGCGATTTATACCAGAAGGAATTTGGTAAAGGTGCAAACTTTAGGGAGTTTTTTAAACCTGGGCGAAAGCACGACACTAAAAAGCTTGCAATGTTTATTTCAGAGCTTGCGGATAAACCAGCAGGCAGAGCATTAAACAGCTTATCAGATGAAGACCAAGCACTTTACAAGATGGCTAAAGTTATTAAAACGACGAACGACCATTTAAGGGTAAGACTAGAGCGTGCAGGAGTTCCAATAGGTTATTTACCTGGGCGGATTGGTTTTCAAACTTGGGATACTATAAAGATCGCAGGGAAAGAAGAGGAATTTTATTTAAACGCTTTGGCTAAATTTGATTGGAAAAAGATCGGGGTAATAGGCGGAGAAGCAAAAAAAAGGGAATGGCTTAAAACTTTAGTTCTTGAAATGCAATCAGGGATTGAAGCAGAAGGGGCAGAAGATTTAGCAAGTTTTACGGCTAAAGAATTAAAATCAAAGCAAACTAATTTAAAATCAGGATTTGATTTTCAAAATATTTTAGCTAAAAAAAGGGAGATATTTGTTAAACCCGAATATTGGGATGAAATGCAAGAGCAATTTGGAGGGGGGAATATTTTAACTAATTTTCAAGAAGCAATCACAAAAGCCGCAAGAAATTTATCTTTAATAGATCAATTAGGAACAAATCCCGAAGCAGGATTTAACCGAATTTTAGAAAGATTTGCTAAAGAATTTCCAGAATTAAATAATAAAAATGGCGAACATATAGCTAATTTAGCTAATAATCAAAATTTAGCAAACTCACTAAAAGAAGCTTTAGGGCAGTTAGATAGACCTAAAGATTATATGTGGGCGAGGGCTTTCCAATCAGCAAGAAAATTAGCAGCAACTGCCAAGATGGGCGGCTCGCTCATAATCAACATAGCAGACGTAGCAGTAAGGGCGATGAGAAGTTCACAGGTCGCAGGCGGTAATCCAGCTAGGCAGATTCAAGTTTTTACGGAAGAGCTTCTAAATGGCTATAAACTAACTAAATCTTTATATGGGGATAATGTAGCAAAACAAATATGGGAAACAGCAGAGGAACACTTAGAAGATAGTCTATTTGACTTATCTCGCAAATATCGTTTTGCTGATATCGGTGGCTCAATGACAGAGGTTGGGGGTAAATATAATATTTCAGGATTTGATAAAGCTTTAAATGCTTCTGATAAATTTAACGATGCTGTTTATTCTTGGAACGGGATGGAAATGCTAACTTTTGCTAACAAGAAAAATTCTTATGTGTCTATTGGTCGAGACTTTGGACATATTGCAGATCAAAGTTACGATTCCTTAGAAGATATACATAAATTTTGGCTTGCTGATACTGGTATCGAAAAAGAAGCGTGGGATTTAATTAGAACTAAAGCGGTCAAATCAGAGGCAGGTAGAACTTACATTACTCCTGATGCAGCGAATAATTTCACTAAAGATGAAATTTTAAGTTACTTAAAAGCTAAGGGCGTTCAAAATCCCAGTAGTATGGGGATTCAAAAGGCAAGAGAAGAATTACAATTATCTTGGCAAGCGGCTTACGGACGTGAAGCAGATAAAAGGGTTTTAAGTCCAGGTGCAACGACTAGAGCATTTTTTACAAGGGGTTCAAGGCGTGGAACTTTAAGCGGTGAACTTTTGCGAAACTTTGCACAGCTTAAATCTTTTCCAGTGGCTTTAGCTCAAGAAATAATTCTTCCTGCCTTAGTAAGAAAACAGCACACCTCACTTAGTGCATTTGCAGTAACTTCTATAGCTATGATGACGGCTTTAAGTGCAGTTAAGGATATATTAGCGAATAAAACGCCAAGAAAGCTTTATCCTGAATCAGATGATGATATGGGGATTGTTATTAGTAATTGGGGTGGTATTTTAGGTTCAGCAGCAGGCTTGCCTTTTGCAAGCGAAATTATATCTACCGCAACGAAAGCTTTTACTGAGGGGTCATCTAGTGCTATGGGTTCAGCAGGGAAGACTTTATTGGGTTTAGCTGGTCCAGCTACGGGGGATTTTTTAAGCACTACGATTATGGATATTCCTTCAATGTTAGGGGATTTAGCACAGGGAGAGCCAGAGAAAGCAGCTAAGACGGCTGGAAATATGATTACTAATGCTCCATTCATAGGGCCTGCTTTATATGGACATTTTCTTTCAAGGACTTTTAAAGCTACAATTTATAATTCCTTTTTTGAGTTATGGGATCCCGACTATTCAGATAGATTATCTGATAACGCAGAACGTCAAGGTAGCGAAATAATATTTGAATAACTCTATAGTCTACTATAGGCTTTAGGGTTATAATTTAAGCATGACCGTTGCAAGTGTTGCTACGACTCAAAGATTTAATGGTAACGGCTCACAGACGAGCTTTAATTACGCTTATCCTTATTACACAAATACCGATTTTAAAGTTTATGTTAATGATGTTTTGCAAACTTTAACAACTCATTATTCTGTAACTCCTACTGGTTCACTATCAGAAGGTAAATATCCAGGTGCAAACATTGTTTTTGTTACGGCTCCTATAGCTGGTTCATTAAATGTAAAAATATCAAGAAGAGTAACAGCAGTTCAGAATACTGATATTTCTAACGTAACGCAGCTTAACACTACTGATGTAGAAACTACTTTAGATAAAGTTGTTATTATTGCTCAGGACTCAGTTGATAGTGCTAATCAAGTGGTAGATGGTGCTATCAGTGCAGCAGTAACAGCAGCAGAGGCGGCTATCGCTGGCGATGTAAGTGCGGCAGCAGCAAGTGCAGCAAGTGCTAATAGTTCAGCAAGTACCGCAACAACTCAAGCAGGGATAGCGACTATTCAAGCAAGTAACGCTAGTAGTTCTGCTAGTTCTGCTAGTACCTCAGCTACTTTAGCTGGTAATTACGCTAATTATTCAGAGGATAATCTAGTACCAGGTGGTTCAGGATATTCAGCTCTTCACTGGAGAAATAAAGCGGAAGATCAATATTTATTAACTCAACAAATAGTAGAGACAATAGATAATTTAACATCGGGTGTTTATTTAGCATGGGAAAGCAGGACGGCTAATTTTACTGCGATATATGGTGGTAGATATTTTGCAGATACTACTAGCAGTGGTATAACTGTTACTTTACCAAGTAGCCCAAGTGTTTTAACGGAAATAGAAATTTTTACTAATGCTACTGATGACAACCCTTTAACAATATCTAACAGTCCAGTAGCCGTATCTGGTTATGAAACTAACCCTTTAATTATTACTAGGGTAGGGTTTTTAAAACTAAAATATGATCCTGTTTTAACTAAGTGGGTGTGGCTGAATTACAGTGAAGCCCCTAAAAGAATAAGATTTTTAAATACTAGCGTAGCAATAAATACTGTAGATGAACTTAGACCAGGTGATTATGTCTATGCAGATACCACAAGTGCAGCATTCCAATTACCAGCACCACGTGGTGTATCATATCCACAAATAGGGGATGAATTTACTATAGTAGATCATAAAGGAACATTTGCCACAAATAATTTGACCGTGGTTTTTAATCCAGGTAAATTAGAGGGTGTGGTACAGAATTTAGTTTTAAGTCAAAATGGTATTTTTATGACTTTCATTTATGTCAATAGTACAACAGGGTGGGTGTGGAAAAGGTAATTTATGAGTATTAACGCAACAGCATTATATCCGTGGCTACAAACTCCAACTGTAGAAAAGTTCCCACCTGAAAATAAATTTTTAAAAATTCAGAGGACTGTTTTAACTAGCCCAGGCTTGGCTAATTTTCAGGTTTTCAGTCAAACATTGGCTAATGGCGGTATATTAAGTCATTTTTTAATTGACTATTTGAATAATGGAGTCGATTTAGATATTAGGGGGCATAGACTGAATATTAACGGGGGTGGTATGCAAGATTTTACTTTTAGTAGTGGGTCTTTTGTCAATCTCGTTTTTGGAACAACGGCAACACGAAGAGATTTTATTTACCCAATGGGTATAAGGTTTTCTAGTTCATTGATTGCAGACATAAGGCTTACCAATAATGTTGCATCTGGGATTGTGGTATATGCTTTTTATTATGAATTATAAAAAAGAGTAAAATTAAAAACAGGAGATAAACAATGGAAACATACAAAAAACAAGAAATAGTAAAAATTAACGGAATAGATTTAGATTTAGAGACTTTAATCTTTACTGAATTTGACCAAGGGGATACTTTATCTAAAGTCTTTCAAGGGCTTAAAAAAGATAAAAAGAAAGGTTTAACAACTTTTACTTACAAGGATAATACTTTTTTTGCTACTTACGTTAAGACTAATGGAGTTATTGACGGAGAGACTAACGAGAAAGAATTAGTTGAAGTTGGAGCGGCTTTATTTACAGCAGAAGTTAAGAAAGCTTTTAAAGAAGAGGGTAAAGATGAAGCAAACACTAAATAGTAACGGGGAAGCGATACAGGCTTTTAATACAACAGGTGAGGGTCAAGTTTTAACGATGACTGGAAGCACTGTAGCTAGTACGGTTATTCCTACTAGAGCGGTATGCGTTAAGATTCAAGCTGATGGTGGCGATGTTGTTTTTAAATTTGGTGGGGCAGATGCTTTAACAGTTAATACTAATACTGATCCAAACAAAATTTTTGCAGGTTCGAGCGAAATGTTCACTATCCCAAATACTAAAAGAACAATTTACGCAAATGGCGGAATAGGGGTAAAATTAAGGATAACGTATAGTTCAGATGAGTAATAGTTTAGACCTAAATTTAGATTTAATGATTGAGCAAGCCGTAACAGAAGAAACTCCATCTTTAGCAGGGCAATCAATGGGGCTTTTATTGGCTTTAACTTACACAAATTAACATGGCAGATAACGTAACGATTACCGAGGGTTCAGGAACACAGATAGCGGCTGATGAAGTCGCAGGAGTTAAATATCAACGTGTAAAAATATCTATTGGTGAAGATGGTGTAGCTAATGATATTTCTACTGCTAACCCAATACCCGTAAACATTACCAATACTTCACCTTTAGAGGTTATCGTAAACGGGGTAGAAACATGGCTTAAAACCATAGCCCAGTTTCTTCAATATCCCAACTATTTAGACAGAACCATTAATGCGATTAGGGTAGCAGTAATCAACACTATCGGTACTGTAACTACTGTAAGCACTGTAACTACTGTAACAACTACAACAACTTTAACAAACCAAACAAATATAGGGAACTATACGGCAGACGTGCAAAATTATGCTGGATTAAGAACAGCTTGGTCGCAAACAGTAAGAGGAAGAATAACCTAAATGGCAAACCAATTTAAGAAAGTAATAGATAGACCTATGTGGATTCCTGTAGCTCCAGCTCCAAATGGACATGGGGCAGGTACTTGTTTATGCTCAGATTTACGTTCAGACATTTCAAGAAATCCTTTTGTTTATGATTTACTGTCCACTGCCACACTGAACAGGTTTAACATTATCACAAAGAGTTCAGCACTAGCGGTAAACCCTGGACTCGGTGGAACTTTTGGTATTGGTGCTGCAACAGTGTTTGCTCCATCTCAAGGACTTAAAGGAACAATCACAACAGGAGCTACTACTACAAGCATTCCTACATCAACTGTAATTACTGCAATAGGAGCTAACATGCTTGCTAATCGTGGTGGTTCTGGAGACTATGGTTTTAAAATTAGAATTATTGGTAGAGCTGCTGGAAAAGTAGAAGAAAGATTTATCGTAGCGAACACAGCAGGAACAACCCCAACTTTTAGACTTGATAATGCACTTACATTTACTCCAGCTAATGGAGATTTGTATGAGATTTTAGCTGGCAGAGTTTTTATGCTAAGTGCTGGTGCTATAGTCGCTACTTCTTTTAGGAGCTTTGAAGTCGCCTCAAACACTCTAGCGAATGGTGGAACTGCTGGGCTTCCTACTCCTGCGACTGATTCGGCTATAGTGGCTTTAGACGAGCAATACACTCCTTATAACCATAATCCAGGTGAAGGATTCATTAAAGGTACTTTTGAGTATGATAATAATTTAGTATCGAGAAAAGCTCTGGCGGCGACAGCAACTACCGCAAACACGATTACTGGTCAAGCTAGTGGTGGGGATTCTGGAGTCTTAGCGAATGAGTATAGAAATTTTCAGATCAGAATAGTTCAAGACACAACGAATCC